GATTAGAAAAATACAAGCAAAATTTAGCTATACAAGGAAATCAAGTATGGAGTTATACAACAAATGTAGCAACTATCAAAGGCGATAAACTAATACAACACGGATGGTGGAGTGTTACAACACAAAAGCATATAAATTATGTTGCTAAAGAATTAAATTTAGTATTAGTTAAATGAAATATAATTCTGATTTTAAATATGATTTAAAAGTTGGTCAAGTAGGAGAAAAATACTTAGCTAATATTTTAGAGAATAAAACTATTGAAGTAAAAACAGATTATATATCAGGACATACTAAAAATATATTTATAGAATACTCAAGTAGAGGAAAAGATAGTGGTATTTCAATAACAAAATCAGATTGGTATGCCCTTGTGATTTCTAATTATAATATTATTTTAATTAAAACTGATAAATTAAAAGATTTATGCAGAAAATGGTTAGGAACATCAAGAGATGTTAAAGGTGGAGATAACAACACAAGTAAAGGTATTTTATTACCATTAAATGAAATATTATGATATTATTATTTGATGCTGATAGTTTAGTATTTGCAAGTTGTTGTAGAACAAAACAATTTCCAGATGAACTTCCTTATTATACAAAGTTAGATGATGCTATAGTAAAGTTTGATGAGCAGTTTATGAAAATAGTAAATGATTTAGAGCAACATTATGACATAGAAAAGATAATTACATTTAATGGTTGCAAAGGAAACTTTAGAAAAAGAATAACTCCTAAATATAAAGCAAATAGAAAAAAACAACCACTTCCTCCACTACTACACGATATGCACCAATATGTAAAAGACACTTATAAAAGTAAATTTGGTTTTGGTATTGAAACAGATGATATGGTTGCAAGATATTGGTTCACATTAACCGAACAATTTGGTAGAGATAATGTAATGATTATTTCTATAGATAAAGATTATAAGCAATTTCCTTGTTTAATGTATAATTACCATCCTAAAACTAAAAAGGTATTAGATATAAGCGAACAACAGGCTATGTATAATTTTTATGAGCAAATGATTATGGGCGATACTGCTGATAATGTAAACTACTTTAGAGGTAAAGGTAAAAAGTTTGCTGAAAAATATTACAAAGATTGTACCACTAAATATCAATATACTAAGAAACTTTATCAATTATTTAAACAAGAGTATAAAGGTAAAGCAAGACAGAAATATACTGAATGCTATAACCTTTTAAAATTATTAACTACCTAATGGACATAAATGATTTTGCTTATTATACTAAATATAAAAATAACCTAACACAATATATTTTATATAATTGTACTACTAAGAATCAAAAAAAAAGAGGAAGAATTAATTTAACAGAATTACAACTATTATCTCTGTTAAAAGAATTAACTGAAATTAGTTTGTATATTGAGGGCATAAAAAAAAATAATTAATACGTTATATATACAATGATAGTAGATATCAATACAATAAAATACAATACTGATAATCCAAGATTTATAAAAGATTTTAAATTTCAAAAACTTGTCAAAAGTATTAAAGAGTTTCCTGAAATGTTAGAAAAAAGACCAATTATAGTTGATGAGGATATGATTGTTCTTGGTGGCAATATGAGATTAAAGGCTTGCCACGAAGTAGGATTAAATAAAGTTCACATAGACATAGCAAAGAATTGGACTGAGGAACAAAAAAAGGAATTTATTATAAAAGACAATGTTGGATTTGGAGAGTGGGATTGGGATATACTTGCTAATAGTTTTGATACGACAGAATTAACCGATTGGGGTTTAGACACTATCAATCACGATTGGGGAGATTTAGATTATATAGATGAAGATGTAAATAAACCTGACTTAAATTCACATAATACTATAGTAGTTACTATACCAGATGAATTAATAGATGAAAGAGATAAAATTGAATTTGAAATAAAAACTTTATTATCTAATAATTTTAGTGGTTGTGAAATTAAATAATACTCATCTAAATATATTAGCAAGTTATGCTTACTTAGGTAAAAGTAAAACATTTAGTGATGCTTTAATTAATCAAAGTCAATTAGGTACAATGAATGTAATGCTTGATAGCGGTGCTTTTACTTTATTTAATGCTAAACAAAAAAGAGAATGGTTAACATTAGACAACTACTGCAAATACATTAATCAATATGGACATTTAATAGAAAAGTATGTAATGTTAGATGTGATAGGGAATGATGATGCAAGTAAAGTTAATTATGAAAAAATGATTAAAAGAGACTTGAATCCTATGTTTGTTTATACTATGGCTGATGATGATTATAATTATTTAAAAGATGCAACAAAAAAAAATAAACATATTTGTGTAGCAGGTGGAGTAACAACAAAAGGAGATTGGATTAAAAAAAGGTTTCAAGATGTTTATAAACATACTAATGGATTAATACACGGACTTGGTTATGTATCTTATCCATCAATGTATCAATTACCAATACATTCAGTAGATAGTAGTAGTTGGATTCAATCATCACAAGTTTATGGTATATTAAGTTACTTTGATAATGGAATGAAAGGAGTTGCTTATAAAGATGTATTAAAAAGAGTAAAAAAATTACCTATACAATTAATTAAATTATTAGAAGAATTAAAAATTAATCCAAAACAATTTTCTAATCTTGATAATCATAAAGGTGCAAGAAGTATAGCAGCCTTAATAAATTTAATATCATATTTAGAATATCAAAAATATAGTAAACGATTAGGTATAAAATTATTTTTAGCAATTAATAATGTTAGGTCAATTAATGACATAATATTTGTTAATGAAGAATATAATCAAGGAACATTAAATTTTAGTAAATGGCAGAAGTTAAAATAATAGTAAAATTAAATATGGAAGGTCTTCATAGATGGAAAGATTGCGACATAGATGAAGTAAAGTATTTAAAAAATTTACATAGGCATCTTTTTTATATTAGAGTAATAAAAGATGTTTCTCATAATGATAGAGATATAGAAATAATAAAATTTAAAAAAAGTATTATTGATTATTTAAATTATAGATGGTATGATAATGATTATAAGTGTTTAATGTTTGACAATATGAGTTGTGAAAATATAGCACAAGATTTGTATAAAAAATTTAAAGCATCATTAGTAGAAGTTTTAGAAGATAACGAAAATGGAGCATTAATATGTTAATATACGCACCTCTTGAACATTTAGACCAAAGATATACTACTCATTTAGATAGAGATATTATAAACTATTTAAATAAAGAACATAAAATTTATCATTATTTAGAACCTATTACTATAAACGAAGGAATATCAAATGGAAGTTTTTTAGATAGCGACAATACTGTATATAGACAATTTCATCAATTTAATGAATTTATAAAGTTATTATTAAAAAGGAAAAAATTTGATAATGGAAAAGATTATACTTTATTTACTACTGATATATGGAATTTTAGTTTGTTAGCAATACCTTATTTAAATTATTTTAGTAATTATAATATCAAAATTAAAGGAGTTTTACACGCAGGTAGTTTTACAGATACTGACTTTGTTAGAGATATGGAAAGAGTGTATAAAGGTTTTGAAGATATATTGTTTGACATAACAGACAAAATATATGTTGCAAGTGATTTTATTAAAAATGACGTCATAAAAAAAAGAGTTGTTGACCCTAATAAAATAATAGTAACAGGACTTCCAATAGATGAACAAGGATTGGATTTGCCTAAAGTAAATAAAGAAGATATAGTAATATTCAATGGAAGAAATGTAGATGAGAAACAACCTTATCTATTTGAATTAATGAAAGAAAAATTACCATATACATTTATTAATACTCAACAAGGTAATTACTCTAAAGAAGAATATTATAATTTATTAAATAAAAGTAAAGTAGTAGTTAGTTTTGCTTTACAAGAGAATTTTGGTTACGGAATACAAGAAGCAGTAAAATTAGGTTGTGTACCAGTGTTACCAAATAGATTAGTTTATCCTGAAATATATCCTAATCAAAATTTATATAACACATTTGAAGAAAGTATTAATAAAGTAAAAGATGCAATTGAAGGTAGATTAACTTGTCCTAAACCAAAATTAAATAGCAACAAAGAAATTTTTAAAATATGGTTCAATGATTAAAATAGAAAAAAAGTATTATTTTTACGCAGGGCATAGAAATAAACAAGCAGGCGAAAAGTGTGGTAGGTTACACGGACATACTTATGATGTTAAATGTACATTTGAGTTTAGTGAAATGAAAGATGGTGTAACAGTATTATTTAGTGATATAGATAAATTAGTAGAACCTATTGTTAAATATTATGACCATTATTTTTTGTTATATCAAGATGACCCTTTGTGTGAAGTATTAGATTTTCATAATGAACCATATAGAAAACTACCTTTTGAAAGTTCAGCAGAAAATATGGCAATTTGGATATTTAACAGAATTAAAAATGAAACTAAATTAAATATAAAAAGAATAGAATTAGCAGAAACAAAATCAAGTACTGTAATATATGAGCAATAAATTAGCAATTAGTGAAGTCTTTTACTCTATACAAGGAGAAGGAAAGACAGTAGGAATACCAAGTGTCTTTGTTAGATTAGGTGGATGTAATTTAATGTGTGGAGGAATGGGAACTCAATTTGATGGAGAACTACACAATGGTGCTGAGTTTAGATGTGATACAGTAGAAGTATGGATGAAAGCAATATCAAAAAATGTTAACGAAATATTAGATAAAAAATGTATAGAAGCAATAAAACAAGGAGCTCACATTATTTTAACAGGTGGGGAGCCAACAATGCAACAAAAAGGTTTAGAAGAGTTTATGAAATACGTGTACCAAGAAATCAATGAGTATGCTTATTTTGAAGTAGAAACAAACGGAACAATTATGCCAAATGAATATTTATTACTTAATATTGATTTATGGAATTGTAGTCCTAAACTTTTAAACTCAGGTAATGATAGAGTTATGACATTTAAACCAGACATCATTAAAGAACTTAACAAACACAATACTATATTTAAATTTGTTATTAACGATTTAAAAGAATGGAAAGAGGTTAAGGAACTTTATTATGATATAGTAGATAAGAATAAAATCTATCTTATGCCTGCAGGAGAAAATCAAGACCTATTAAACGAAAACAAACTTAATGTAGTAGAATTAGCAATTAATAATTATGTTAACTTCACTACAAGATTACATATAGAAATTTGGAATAAAAAAACTGGAGTATGAAATATTTAGAACACCTATTAGGAATTTGTGGTGATAATTGGCACCCTAACATAGTACACATAGTATTATTAATATCAATTGGATTAATTATTAAAAAAATATATGAAGAAATACATAACGTGGGATGAAATATTTATAAGAGCAATTAAAATTAAAAACAAATATCCTAACGCAAATTTTTGGGGAGTTCCAAGAGGTGGTCAGGTTGTTGCAGGTATAATAGGTAATGCAGTTGATAATGTACAAGATTGTGATGTCATTGTTGATGATTTAATTGATAGCGGTTCAACAAAAGAGAGATATAAAAATTTTAATAAACCATTTGAAGTATTAATAAACAAAAAAAAAGAATACAAAGATGAATGGATAGTATTTCCTTGGGAAGTAAAAGAGGAGGGAGAAGAAACAGTAGAGGATAATGTTAAAAGATTATTACAATACTTTGGAGAAGATGTAAATAGAGAGGGATTAAGAGATACACCTAAAAGATATGTTAAATTTTTTAAAGAGTTTCTTAACCCACCTAAATGGAATTGTACAACATTTAAAGGAGAGGGATACGATGAGATGATAGTACAAACCAATATACCCTTTCATTCTTTATGTGAGCATCATATAGCGCCTTTCTTTGGTGAGGGGCATATAGCATACATTCCTAACGAAAGGATAGTAGGATTAAGCAAATTAGCAAGAACATTAGAAACATATTCAAGAAGATTACAAAACCAAGAACGAATCACAACTCAAGTTGCAGAGTTTTTGTGGAAAGAACTTCAACCTAAAGCAGTTGCAGTAGTTTTAAAGGCAAAACATATGTGTATGGAAATGAGAGGAGTAAAAAAACACGACACAAATACAACAACATCTAAAATGATGGGAAGTTTTAAAGAAGATTATAAGGCACGAACTGAGTTCTTGAATTTAATAAAATAGACATAAATGGACAAAAAAATTGTAAAAAAGGGATTTATAGAAGCATATGAAAAAAGTTTTGGTAATATATTAGTAAGTTGTAAGACAGTAGGTATAGCAAGACAAACTTATTACAATTGGATTGAAAAGGATTTAGAGTTTAAAGAAAAAATTAAATCTATAGAACCAAAAGAAAGATTTTTAGACTTTTTAGAAGGTAAATTAGTTGAGAAAATAAATAATGGAGATACTTCCTCATTAATATTTGCTTTAAAAACAAAAGCTAAATCAAGAGGCTATGTTGAAAGACAAGAAATAACAGGAGCAGATGGAATACCTAACAACTTCCAAGTAGAAATAATAAAAAGTGGTAAAGATAAAAACTAACATAGTTTATGAACATTTACTTGAATCAAACAAAAAAATAGTAATTGAACAAGGAGGTACCAGAAGTGGCAAAACCTTTAATATTCTTTTATGGATTATATTTCAATATTGCACAGATAATAGAGACAAAGTAATTACTATATGTCGTAAGACATTTCCTGCTCTTAGAGCTACTGTTATGAGAGATTTTATGGATATACTTAAAGAGTATGACATTTATCGTTCAGGCTTTCATAATAAATCAAATTCAGAATATTTATTATTTGGTAATTTAATAGAGTTTATTAGTTTAGACCAACCACAAAAAGTTAGAGGTAGAAAAAGAAATTTATTATATGCTAATGAAATAAACGAGTTAACTTGGGAAGATTGGCAACAATTAATATTCAGAACAAATGATAAGATAGTAGGAGATTTTAACCCATCAGATGAATACCATTGGTTATATGATAAGGTAATACCAAGAGATGATTGTCAGTTTTTTCAAACAACTTATAAAGATAATCCATATTTAGAAAATACTTTAATAAGTGAAATAGAAAGGTTAAAAGAAACAGATGAACAATATTGGCAGATATATGGTTTAGGAGAACGAGCAACAAGTGTTAATACTATATTTAATTATATAGAAGTGAAACAAATACCAGAGGATGCTAAATTAATTTCTTATGGTATGGATTTTGGTTATTCAAATGACCCTACAACATTAGTTTCAGTTTATAGTAAAGATTATAATTTATATATTAAAGAACATTTGTATAGAACGCAAATGACAACGCAAGACATAAATGTGTTTTTAAGAGAACAAAACTTATTAAGGAATCCAATATATGCTGATAGTGCAGAGCCAAGGCTTATTGCAGAATTAAGAAGAATGGGGCATAATATATTTCCAAGCATTAAAGGTAAAGACTCTATTAATGCAGGTATTGACTTATTAAAAAGGTATAAATTACATATAACATCTGATTCTAATAATGCTATTCAAGAGTTTAGAAACTATAAATGGAAAATAGATAAATCAGGTAAATTAATTAACATACCTGAGGACAAACATAATCATTGTATCGACCCTTGTCGCTATGCTACTTATTCTTTATTATCACGACCTAACTTTGGAAAGTATGCAATACAATAAACAATGTAAAAAATGTGGTAACGAATACACTCACATAGGTTCAGCACAGAATGGTTTTATGTGGTTATGTAAAAAATGTAACTATATAGATTGGGCACCAGATAAAAAATCTTAGATTATTTGGCAGTATAATATATTATATATATATTTGTTATATAATTATTAGAAAATATGAAATTAACATTTGAAGAAAACTCAGCATTAATAGATGTAGAATCAACATTAAAAATGTTAGCAACTGCAGATAATTTAAGACCATATCAAAAAGAATGGGTCGTAAAATCTTATAAAAACATATCTAACTTTAGATATCAAAACAGTTAATATGGGAACATCAAAAGACAATCTAATAGAAAAAATAGAACAATTAGAAAAAGAATTAGAATTAGCTAAAAAACATACTTATGTATATGAAACTTATAGATTACATTGTAATGATGGAGAATTATATATATCACACGATGGTGATAAATGTGTGGTATTTAATGTTGAAACTTTATTTAAGGATTTACCTTTTATGATAAGTCAAGTAGTTAAGGAACAAGCAAAGATGCAATCTTGGCATTTAGATAATCTAAAAGAATCATTAAAAGAAATATAATGGAATTAGAAAGCAATTGTTGTGGTGCATTACCACTTTGGGAAACAGATATTTGTTCAGATTGTGGAGAACACTCTGAATTTAATTACACAGATGAAGATATATTAAATTAAATAATTATGAAAGTAAATAAAGTTTATAAAGTAGTAAGACCAATGAGAAAGTTTGGCAATTTAATTAAAGATATTTTTAATCCAAGTCAATCAGTTCATTTTTGGGTAAGAGTTAAAGAGAAAACAATGACAAAAGAAGAAAAAGAAAACATTATATTTAGTGTGATTGAACTTTTAAACAACAGAATTAAAATAGATGAACAAAATACAGAATACTAAAGACATATCTTTTTATAGTAATGCAATACTATTTACTGAGCTTTTAAACAAAAAGGTTAATGATAATATTGATGACAAAGATTTATTAATTATGCAAGAATTATTAGTTGATATTTTCTTTTATGTAAACAACCTGCAAACTCATTATGCTAATTGTAAAATGATGAATAGCAAATTTAGGGAACAACGTAATGATGCTTTATTAATAGCAGATGAACTAAGGGAAGAAATAGAGTGGAATGAAAATAATGTTATTTAATTTGGTAGTTATATATTTTATATATATATTTGTTGTATATTAACAACGAAGTTAATATTAAAAACAAAAAAAATGTATTTTAACTCACATCATTACGAAACTTTAAATCCAGATGCTTATTGGGATAGAAAATTTAGTCATCTAACACCAGATGAAATAAAACTAAAAATTAAAGAAATAGAAAAAAAAGGAGAAGATGTTACTGTAAGAGAAGTAACAATTTTAGAATATTTAAAAAGAAAATAACTTAACAGGGGGGTGAACAAAAAAATCATAGTGGATAGCTATAAGGTGTACAACTTTTAACCACTACAACGGAGCAGGAGAGCCAACAGCCACCCCCCAAAATAAAATATAAACAATGAATTATATATCAAATACAATAGAGGTAGAATACGAACATTTTTTATTAGAAGTAGATTATGATTGGAGAAAAGGTAATGCAGGAGATTATTACAACCCACCACAACCAAACGAAACAGATATTAATAAAGTAATTGTAATAGGTTATATAAATGATGATGGTAGTATAGAACATTTAGATACAGAGGTTGAATTTGAAATGTATGAATTATCAAAAAAACATATATTAGAAGAAATAGAATATGATGTTGAAAGTTTAATGTAATAGTTTTGTTTGTTTTGTTTAAATTAGGTGTTTAGAAATAGACACCTTTTTTTTTGATTAAATTTTAGAATTAAATACGTTATATAAATATGGAATTAAAAGTTAA